GGGGGCCTGAACCTTGGATAGATACAATGTATGGGCGACAGGTTATTGCGAAACAAATGGCGGGAGCTCACTTCTTCGTGTAAGATACTACAGAAAAAAAGAATATGGCATTGATGCGGCATGGGTCACAATTTATGAAACAAGGGTAAGCGGATACGTTAAAATAGGCGATTTTGGCACAGACGCAGAAGTCACAAGCTGGGACTCAGGCGGAAGCGAAGCGGGTGCATACTTTATATTAGGCGACTGGGCTTGTACTCGCAACAAAGCAACGGTTACAGCAACTGTTGCGTCTGGGAAAGGCTCGATTAGCGGCTGCGGTTCTATCAACGTTGGAGATGTATGCAATCCAACATTTCATCCAGCAGATGGCTACAAGTTAGAATATTGGACACTAAACGGTACGGTCTGTTCATCTTCTTTTGAAGTACGAGACAATTGCACCGTTCGAGCTTATTTCGTTAAAAACGAGTTTACACTCTCTCTCGGAGATTTCGTAAACGCAAAGCAAGGCAGCAGGACACTTTCCGATGGAGACAAGGTCATTTACGGGTACGAAGTTACCCTTACAGCAACCCAGCGGACTGGCTACACATTTGACAAATTCCGTGTCCTGAAGAACTACGGAAAGCCGGACGAGCAACAGGTTGGCAGCGACATCCCAGACGGCGGATCATTCAATATGCCGAATGAAGACGTCACGGTCGTTGCCGACTTCATCCACAATCTGTACGACATCACCTGTTCCGTTGAGGCAGAGACTGCCGGAACACTGACGGCCAGCGCGGAAACCGCCTACTACAACGATGAGATCACCCTGGAAACGACGGCGAACGAAGGGTATTACTTCGCCTACTACGAGTCTGATCCGGTCGTTTCGATTGTTGACAACAAATTCAATATGCCGCCTTCCGACATCGAAGTCACGGCGGTTTTCTATCGGCGGAGCACGGCAACGCTGGACAAATCCGCCTACACCGGCGGAGATACGGCAGTCATGACCATTGACGCAGAAAACGAAGCCTTCACCCATAAATACATTCTGGACTTCGGCTTTGGCATGGTGAGCGACGAAACGGACGTTGCAGCGGGTGTATCGACGGTGAATATCTACATTCCGGTGGCCTGGTCTCGTTTGATGGCCTCCACGCCCAAAACAGGTGGAAAGCTGACGCTCAAGACCTACGCGGGCGACGGGACGTATGTTGGTTCCTACGAGATCACCGGATTGTCCTACGCGGCTCTGAACGGGACGATTCCGAAACTGACCATATTCCGGGCAAAGGAAAACGGCGCGTACATCCGGGACGGCCTGCGGGCCGGATACCATGCGGCATATCCTTCCAGCACATCGGCAAAGCTGATTTGCGGGAACGACAATCAGAATAACCCTGCGGCCAGCGGGCTGATTATGCCGGGGAACAAAAAGAAATTCGCCCTGGAGGAAACACAGATTGTCGAGTTGGAGATCACCTATGGCTCCGAAACCTTCAAACTGACGGAATCCGTTCCGGCAGTCCGGCTGGTGCAGAAGAAGGTCGACGTCACGGTTGTTTCCTCATCATAGGAGGTGTGAAAAATGATTCCATGGTGGTGGGCTGTTGTTTCTTTTATCCTGGGCGCGAATTTTGGCCTGATGTTCCTGGGCATTTGCAACGCCGGACGGGATAAACACGACACAGAAGAATAAACATCTGGAAGGAGGAAGACAGATGAAATACAGCGCGGAAGATTTCAGCTACGCGGGAGACAAGTACATTGGCCGGTTATACAGCGAAATGGACTGCCAGAAATTCGTTGAAAACATGATGCGGGACGTTGGCCTGAACATGGACCTGGGCGGGAGTAACGCCTGGTACCGGGAAGTCATGAAAAATGGCTGGGTTGGTAGCCCGGAGGAGTGCCTTTCCAAATTCGGGAAGATCCCGAAGGGCGCGATCCTGTTCATTCACGCCTTCGACGGCGGGGAGGAAAAACGCGGATACCACGACGGCCTGGGAAACGCTTCCCACATCGGAGTGAAAACGGGCCGCACAGGTTCGGCAATGTGCGCCGCCACCGGCAGAACGGACATGAATTTTGGAGATGGAGCGATCCATTCCAGCTCAACAAGAAAGCATGTAGCGACGAGCAAGTTTAGCGACAAAACCATCAGTGGAGGCGGCTGGAATAAGGTTGGCCTGTACAAGAAATTCACCTACGGAGACGCCATAGACCAGATTCTGGACGGCGGAGTCTCGCCGGATCCTGATCCAGGCCCGGAACCGACGCCGCCAGGTCCTGAACCTACGCCTACCCCAACACCGACACCCACAGAGCCTATTAAGGCGGTCGTGGATACCGGCGGAAATGGTAAGCTCCTGACCCATCCATCGAAAGGCAGCACGGCCCTCAGCAAGGCCGGGAGGCTGGACGAAGGTACGCCGGTGGAGATCATCAAACAGAGCGGCGACTGGGCCCGGATCAAGGTCGTGGACAAGAATAACGCGACCTGGTACTGCTGGGTAAAGAGCAAATTCCTTCGGGTTGAGGAAACACCGGTTACCATCACAGACGAGCAGGATCCGCTTTATGATCCGGATTTCCCGGAGGAAGGCTCCGATGAAGATTTCTCTGAAAATGACACGTACACGGGAGAGTGCATTCCCGAAGATGAAGAAATGGTAAGCATCACCTTCACACTGCCAGCATCGGAATGGAGCTATGCGCTCCCCGTGTTGGAGGAACTTGTCGAGGCCATTGCCCGCAAGGTTGGAAGGGGGTGAGGAGTTGGAAAAGGTAGAACAGATCACGTACCAGGGTGTTTCGTGGTGGATGATTCCCGTAGCCGTACTGGTTGGGATTGCATTCTGCATCGCGTTTAGTCAAATCTGGAAGGTCGTTCAGATCAACCGGGAGGAGAAAAAGCGCAAAGAGGACGCCATCAAAGCCATTGCCGAAGGAGTTGTTCAGAAAAAGGTCGATTCCATCGCCGAAGAAATCAGCAAAAAGGTTTCTGACGCGATGGAAAAGAAATTCGCCGCGATTGACAAAAAGCTGGATGCGGATAAGGTCCGGATCGAGCATGCTGAAAAGCGGTCCAGCGAACACGACAAGGCCCTGGAACGGATCGAAGCAACCCTTGAGAGCGTAGACGCGAACATCAAGGACATGCACAACAATTTGGGCTATCTCACACGGGGGACAATCGCCACGCTGAACCATCAGTTGCACAACGGGAATGCGGACGAGCTGGAAGAAGCGAAAAGTGAGCTTGAGCGTTACCTTGCGCACAGGCCGATTGTCCCTATATCAAAGAAGGAGGCTAATTCAAATGATTAACTGGATTGTGCGATTCAAAAACAAACAGTTCTGGGTTTCCCTGATCCCGGCCCTGGCGCTTCTGGCCCAGGCGATTGCAGCCGTGTTCGGCTTCAAAATCGACCTGACAGAGTTGTCCGGAAAGCTCCTGGCCGTGGTGGATGCCCTGTTTGCCGTGCTGGTGATTCTGGGCGTGGTCGTGGACCATACCACAGACGGCATTGGCGACAGCAAGAGAGCCCTGACCTACACGGAGCCCTGGAAGGATGACGTACCTCCCGATGAAGGTGAAGCCTGATGAATGAAGAGGAAAAGAACAAGGCCCGCCAGCGCGACGGAGAGGTTTGGAGGCTATACGTCCTTGTGCTGATTCTTTTGGCTGTGGTCATCTATCTGGCGATTGGCTGGATACAGTCCGAGAAGCAGCATTACGCGGATGACTTTGGCTATGAGTACAGCATGTGGCTCATGCCGGAGGAGCCCCAGGGAGACTTTGAAGTCTACGGTTAAATAGGAAGGAACAAGCCCCGGAGAAATCCGGGGCCTTTTTTCACGTTCACGTGAATTTCTTCCGGATTTCTTCACGCGGACGTGAATTTCTCCGGAGATTATTCCTCTATAATAGGAAGGATAACCCTCTTTATCCCTCTGCGCATAGTAAAATTAATCCTTTACAAATAGCTATGCGCATAGTATAATGTAGACGTGCCCCGGGGAACGGGGCCGGAAGGAGGGCTTTCAAATGATGATGGACAAGAATGGCCGCGAGATCAAGACGGGCGACGTGGTGCGTATCACCGGCGCGTTCTTCAAGAACGACAACGGGCTGTACTTCGTGACAGACATGGCCGGAGATCCTTCTTACTGCGGAACGGATATTTCGCTCACCAGAATCTGCAAGAACGGGCATATCAGCACCGCAAAGTACAGGGTTTCATTCTGGCCGCTGGTTTCCTTCTGCAGCGACAAGATGAAGAACGCGGTTGCCTGGGACTGGAACAGGGAGCATGCGGAGATCGAGGTTGTGGACGGGATCGACCGGAGCGAAATCCGGGATCATTTTGTGAAAGAGGTTGAACGTTCCGATGAGTTCCTGAAGAGATACGCGCCGCTGTGGGGAAAACATTCCAGCGAGTACGTCAAGTATGTCATCATCCGGGACCATTACCGGGACGTGGTAGCGAGCATCTGCTGAGAGGAGGGTCTGAAATGACCAACATCATGAACTACATCGAGACGAAGGAGGCGGGGAGCGGATTCTATCCGACTCCCGCGCACCTGGTCCGGAAGATGATTGAAAAAGTCAATTTTCACTTCGTTGACTCCATGCTGGAGCCCAGCGCCGGAAAAGGCGACCTGGCGCTTCCGACAATTCAGGCATGGCGCCGGTCTGTTGGCGACTATGACGGTCACAAAACGCCCGACATGGACTGCATCGAGATCGACCCGAACCTCCGGGCCATCTTGAAGGACAAGGGCCTGCGGGTGGTTCATGATGATTTTCTGACCTACAGCACCCGGAAAGAATATTCCCTGATCATTATGAATCCTCCGTTTGAGGACGCTGCACGACATATCCTGAAGGCCATTTCACTCCTGAAGCCGGAAGGTCAGCTCGTGGCCCTGTGCAACGCTGAGACGCTGCGGAATCCCTGCACAAACGAAAGGAACCTTCTGGTCCGAACCCTGGGCGATTGCAGCATAGAGTATCTGGAAGGCGAGTTCCTGACGGCAGAACGGAAGACCGACGTGGTGACCGCGATGATTACCTACAAGGCTCCGGCCTGTGACCTGGGTGACAGCCTGATCCTGGAAAAACTCCGGACCGGACACAAGTACGTCGATATGTCTCCAGAGAAAACTGCCGCTCTGGCGAAAGGTGACTATGTGGAAGCGATCATCGACCGGTACAATTACGAGGTCGAGAGCGGCATTAAGCTGATCCGGGAATACAGGGCTATCGAGCATATGGTTTCCGCTACGAAAGGAAATTACTCCGCAACGATGAGCCTGAGCATGGGCTACAATGAGCGGGCCACAGAAACGTCCTGGGTCCGGGCTGTGCGGCATAAATACTGGAGCATGCTTTTTGCGGATCCTCGCTTCGTGAGCCAGCTCACGGACAATCTACGGCAGGACCTTTACCGGAAGGTCACCGACCTGGAGAATTACGAGTTTTCCTACTTCAACATCAAAGAGATCATGATCCAGATGAACGCGCATGTGTCCGAAGGCGTGGAGAGCACGATCATGGCCCTGTTTGATGACTGGACCAGGAAGTACCATTATGACGAGAACTCAAAGAACCGGCATTATTTCGACGGCTGGTGCACCAACGACGCCTTCGCGGTTAATAAAAAGGTGATTATCCCGCTGCGGGCATATACTGACTGGGGATCCAGAATTGAACCTGAGTTCCGGGCCCACAACGTCCGGGAAAAGCTCGCGGACATCGAAAAGGTATTCAATTATCTGGACGGCGGACGGACCCCGGAAAAGGACCTGACTGCGGTTCTGGAGGAGGCGGAGAAAACCGGGAAGACGGACAGGATCGAGACGAAATACTTCTTCCTGACCTTCTACAAGAAAGGGACCTGCCATATTGAGTTTAAGAACATGGACCTGCTGGCGAAGTTCAACATCTTCGCGGCCAGGGGGAAGAACTGGCTCCCGCCGTCCTTCGGGCGGAAGGCCTACAAGGACATGAACGCCGCGGAGAAGCGGACCGTTGATTCCTTCATGGGCGAGAAGGGCGGCAGGAAGTACGACGCGGTGGTCAGTCACGCGGATTATTTCCTTGCAACCGGCTCCGACACCCTGAACCTGACGGCTTGACAATGATCCGATAACGGGATACAATCTCCCAAAAGGAGGTTGTGTCCCATGCTGATTTCGATAAAGGAATACGCGGAGCGGAACGGGCTCCGGCATGATAATGTCCGCCACAAGTGCCAGAGGGGAAGCTATAAGACCGCGAAGAAGATTGGCCGGGACTGGCTGATCGACGAGAATGAGAAGGACGCGGATCACCGGATCAAGACCGGCGCGTATGTTGGGAAGGTGAGGAAGAGTGCCAAAACTGAGTGAAACGGCGAAGAAGAACAAAGCCGCATATGATAAGCAATACCAGCACGAGAATGTTTCCAGACTCTCCATCTTCTTCAACAAGGGAGACGAGGAAGATCAGAAAATCCTTGGATGGCTGGAAGATAAAGGTAGAGGAAACAAATCCGGATACGTAAAAGGCTTGATCCGGGAAGACATGCAAAAAGCGGGGAAATAAGCCCCGCTATTTTTCTTTTCTTAGTAAAAAAAGTTCTTGCAAATACTATGCGCATAGTATATAATGTAACCGTGGCCGGGAGGTGGCCACGGGGGCGGGCCAGCCGCCCGGGAGGGCTGGAGATTGGAGGTTGCGGAAATGACGCTGACAGGCAAAGTCTTCAAGGCCTATGCGGAAGACATTGTCTCCCGTCATGGGTACGGAAGCCTGAAGATGGTTGCGAAGGGCTCTCCGAAGTTCATTGCAAGCGAGATCATGAAAGGGCAGAATCTTGAGAACAAGGCCCGCTGGGCGATGGAGAGAACGGAGATTGATTCCGATGAGCTCGACCTCGCCGTCAAAGGCGGAGAGATTGGACGCAAGATTTGGGAAGACCTCGCTGCGGCTGAGAAATGGCTCATCGACAATGGCTATCTCAGGAAGTACGAATGGGCAACATACAGGAAGAGCTATCACATCTTCTTCGACCGCTGCGGAACGAGCATTGGATTGACTCCCAAAGGCTGGAAGGTAGCCAGGAAATACATTGAAGGAGGGAACTGAAATGACGAACGCGATGATCATCTTCTGGGAGAGCGTTGAGCTCATGAACGCCGGTGTTCTGGAGAGCACCGGCAGGGTCCTGACCATGGAGCTGCCAGACGGCTCCACGCGGGAAATCATGGAGCCTGAACCGATCCACACTTTCGCCTGCTGGAAGAACCTGGGCTACAGCGTGAAGAAGGGCGAGCATGCGGTTGCTAAGTTCCCGATCTGGAAGGGCTCCGAAAAGGTTGTCAAGGACGAGGACGGGAACGATACCAGCGAGACCGCGCTGAAGATGTTCCGGAAGGAAGCCTTCTTCTTCAAGAGCTCGCAGGTTGAAAAGACCGAGCCCAGGGGCGACAAACCCCGCCGTCGCGCTCCGATCAAGCCGCCGATGGTCCCGGACCTTCCGGTACCAGCTCCGACGGCGGAGTACGGAAGCTGGCTTTCCTGACCGACACGCCGACCCGGGGCGGCTAATCCCCGGCATTGATGAAGGAGGAAAAACAGAATGGCGTATGATTCAATTGCTCGTCTGCTGAAAGATGGTTATCCATGGAAAATCAAGGGCAACGGCGGCTATACAGCTTATCTCGTGGGTACACAGCCTCTTGTTGGCCATGACTATTGCGGGATTTATCGTTACCCCGGCGGCGACTGCTGCCACGATCTGGAATCAATTAAAGCCCACTTCACCGTTTTGGAGCAATATCCTCCGGAGGTGCAGTAATCAGCAAGATGCGGGAAATGTTCGGTGCGAACTTCGACCATCAGATTTCGGATATTTTCCGGGTCGAGGATCATGAGCAGTAAACCGACCTGGGGCGGCAAGTCCCCGGGAGAAAGGATATGAGATGGGCAAGGCATTTTTCACTGTGTTCTATGACACGCCTCATGGCTATGACTGGGACGAGAGCTTTGACATCCTGGTCCGGGCATATCGCTTTTACATGAAGGTCGACGCTCCCTTCAAAAAGTTGGTCATGACCGACCGGGAGCACGGAGACCGGACGATCCTGAGCAGCAAGGGCGAGGACAACATTGACGCCCTGGGACTGCGGAACATGATTTGGTGAGGAGGAGAACGAGATGGTTAGCATGGTTGGATCCTGCATTTGCCCGATTTCGAAAGTGACGGCCCGGGACATCCTGAAAGATATCATCCGGAACGATCCCAGATTTCTGGAGACGCCGACTATCGACGGCGCAATCCACCTGGCAGATGCGCTCAAGAAAGAGCGTGACATGTTTGTCCGGCCCGACTGCCTGCTGGAGGACTGGGCAGAGGTGATTAAAGAGAGGAGCGTGAGGACATGACGCGGAGCGCAGCACTGAACAAGTCTCAGAAGTGGGTGGAGCTGATCCGGTACTGCTACCCAGCCGGAACGCCGGTTGTCTGCGACGGCATGGAAAATCCCAGAGCGGTCCCGAATGGGACCCGGGGGACGATCCGGTACGTGGATGACGCGGGACAGATACACGTGGCCTGGGAGAATGGGGCCTCGCTGCCGCTGGTATCCGGAATCGACCATTTTCACTGCTTAGGGAGGGAAGGAAAATGAAGAACATGTGGGTTGAGGATGATCCTGGAACGGCCTTCGCGGTACACGTGGAGCCGAGCAAGGGTATTCACGAGCTGTGGCGGGTGGTCACGGAGGACGGGAAGATCTACCGGATTATGAACCGACTGAGCGACCTGAATCATGGAGCCTGGTCCCAGAGATATCTCCGGGAGACCTTCGACACGCCGGAAGCTGCCATCAATTTTCTGAAAGGGGAGTTTGCTTTATAAGCAAGAAAACTCCGAACCCAAAACCGGAACTGGGAGTTCCGGTTTTTTTTGACCCCCGTTTTGACCCCCAAACGGGGTTCAAAATCCATGCTTTTGATCTGTTTTGAACGAAATTCCGACCTGCCGAATGGAAAAAGAAAACCCGGAAGCCCTTATTCTTCAAGGCTTCCGGGACGTCTGGGTGAGAAGATTCGAACTTCCGGCCTCTTGAACCCCATTGAGAGTGTCCCAGGAACCTGCAAGCCTTATAAATCAACGCTTCCAGAGACTGATTTTCTGCCTTGACCCCCGTTTTGAACCCCAATCAGACTTTGATTGAGGTTTTCGACGGCTTTCCGGACCCTTTCTTCCGGCGGATGATCATAGATTCTGAGGATCATTTTTTCATCCGCGTGACCCATCCAGAGAATCGCCAGCTTGATGTCTACGCCGTTGTCCCGGAGCATGGTACAGAAACTATGCCGAAGGTCATGAGGGCGGAAACTGACCGTTTCCCAGCCGCGCAGGCGGTATTCCTCAGCCTTCTCCGGATCCTGTTTCATGATCCGGAGATATTTGCGCCATTCGTCCGGATGCTGCGCGATATAATCTTTGGTCCTGTGATACCAGCGCTTTTGGGTGAACTGGTTCAGGCAGAGCTCAAGCTGCATCAGATAATGCAGCCAGGTATTCCGCCAGATGGACCGCGTCATGGTTGTCGCGTATGTCATGGGGCAGACCGGACCGTGATGGCCCTTCAGTTCTTTTTCAAGGATATCCAGGAGCGGGATTTCCCGTTTTCCGGCCTCCGTCTTCGGGTCCGACATGATTCCACGGTTGCCTTCGAAATGGATGGCCCGGGAGATTTTGATAATCTTCCGGTCGAAATCCACGTCCCGATCAATATCAAAGGCCATGACTTCACCGCGCCGGAGGCCCGCGTAGCGCATCAGGAGCACGGCCAAACGGAGGTCCGCAGGGCAGGCGAGTATCAGGTCATCCTCTTCTTTAGACAGGGCTCTGTGCGTTCCAGAAGTGCCCTCATGAGGTGCTGCGGCCTTCGACCTGCACGGATTTGTTTTGACAATCCGGTCCTCAATGGCACAGTCCCACATGTCGACGTAGAGCATGCGAGCTTTCCTGATCTGGCTTGCGGACTGGCCCAGGTAGAGGTTATAGACTTCCTTGATGTCGGAAGGAATAATGTCCTTCATGGGCCGATTTCCGATAACGGAACACAGCTTATTCAGATAACCGCTGTAGGATTTGTACGTATTCGGCGCCACGGAGGCCTTATGGACCGGAAGCCAGTTATAGGCGTATTCATAGACGGTCATGCTGTCCTCGATGAAATCGCCGCTTTCTATGGCGTCTTTATACTCTTTCCGGAGGGCGAGCGCTTCCGCTTCCGTATTTCCGTAGAACATCTTTCCCTGGTATTTGGTACGGTACCGGCCATCCTTCCGCTTTTTCAGGCGCTGCTTCTTCTCTCTGGGCATGGTTATGCCTCATATGTATGCGCAAAGCCACAGCTTCCGCAGACATAGTCCTCGAATTTCTTTCCATGGCCCAGGGCGTTCCCAATGAGCCCACCGGCCACCGCGCCGACAACGCCGCCCTTCAGGCCACCGGCAACAGCTCCGGCCAGGGCCCCGGTGGAGTTTCCGCCTTTGTGCTTATCCACCCGGACCCATTTTTTCTTTTCCCCGCAAACAGGACATTTAGACGGTGCCTTCATGATCAATTCTCCTTTCGCAAAGTCGGATTATGCGTCTCCGGTCTCTCTCAATAAAGATGAAACTTCCCGAAGGCGCTCAACAACCTCTTCCGCTACGTCGGTTTTGAGCGACTTGCCCCATTCATCCAGATAATCGAGCTGATCCCGCGAAAACGGCGGCTTTTTCGTCGGTTTGAAAACCCTGACCGGTTCTGCGGCTCTTTGCTCCTGATGGATTACTTCATTATATTGTACCGGCGCCAGATGATCCGGATAGCCTTCCGGAACAGGCTCCGTACCTACGATGCAGCCGACGGTGACGTTGAAATAACGGGATAGGGCAATGAGATTATCAATAGAAGGGTTCATTTTGCCACTTTCCCAGTCGCTGACCGTTGGCTGCGCAACGCCCATATCCTTCGAAAGGGTTTGCTGTTTGATTCCCATCAGTTTCCGGAGTTCCTTGATTCGCAACGTTCCCACCTCAATCTTATTATAGTCTCCAACTATAAATTAGGGAAACAGAAATTTATAGGAAAATCCTATTGACAGAAGTTTAGGAAGCTCCTATAATATAGGTGAATCCTAAAGAAAGGGGGACAACAGAGATGCTGAGAGTTGCAGAGCTGCGCAAGAAGCGCAACATGACTCAGGCGGAGCTGGCAAGGGCTGTTGGTATTGCACAGCCTTCTCTGTCAGATCTTGAGAACGGGAACACGAACCCGGCGTTTGAAACGCTGATTAAGCTCGCAAAGGTTCTTGAGTGCTCCCTGGACGAGCTCGTGGATCTTGAATCCGCCGCTTCCTAATTAATAGTACCGAAAAGCGAGGGTATCAAAATGGCGACTTTTGATGGAAACGACCTGAAGAAGCTCCGGATTTCGAAGGGCATGAGCGTTCCGGACTTGGCTTGCGCGGTTGGGGAGGACGAAAGCCTCATCCGGCGCTACGAAGGGAATATCAACAAAAATCCGGATCCTGAGACGATGTATCTGCTGTGTCAGGCCGTGGGAGATGACCGGGACTGGCAGAACTGGATGCGGACCGAGTTCCCGAAGAGCTACGGGCGGGTGCATCCGGAACCGAATCCTTACACGCTGGAAGGCGCGATCATGGCCCTGTTCGCGGAACTCCGGGATCTGGACGAGCTGCAGAACAACGTCATGAAGGACGGGGCCGACGGGAAGATTGACAATCATCTTCTCCGGGAACAGTTCCTGAAAGAAGTCACCGACATGGTGCAGGCCGCCCAGACGGCCAAAGCAATCCTGGAAGGGGGCGGGAAAGATGGCGCTTAGAAAGCTGTATTTCGTGGCGGATATCGCGGCACGGTACGGGAAAAGCGAGGAGACGGCGAGGCGCTACATGCGGGACATGGGCGCCAAGGGAGCGCCGCTGTTCGTGACGGAGGACATGATCACCGACTGGGAAGGGGAGCACCGGCGGGAGCCCAGGAAGGCGAAGCGGAAATGGGTTACGCCGCCTCCGGGGAAGATGGTTATCCCCGGCAAAAAGACCGGTTAAAGAAAAAGGAGGGTATCAAAATGAGCTACACAGTAACGGAAGACACGGTCAAATGGGCGCGGAAGCGGGTTGAGCAGGTCAACGCGGCAGAGATCGACATTGGCGCAGCGCTGGAAAAGATGGACGGCGTCGTGGAAGAAATCCGGACCGGATGCGACAAGATGGATGATCAGTGGGATTCCGACATGTTCCGCGCCTACGCAAACGACCTGGAGAAACTGCTGAAGGACATGAACGAACGGTTCGAAGAGATGAGAAAGGACCGGAACGCGGTCCGCAGGGCTATCCGGAAATATGAGGGGGCGAAGGGAAATGACAACAATACCTGACGCGCCCTGGATCGTGGAAGTCTGCCGGGATGGCCTTCCGGGAGCGGATGAAATCTTCTGCCCGGTATGCCACGAGGAATGCGAGCAGATTTTCTACCGGAAAAACGACAAGACCGATGTGTTCGGCTGCGAGCACTGCGTTGACTGGGAACCTTCAGATTGTTGGGAGGAATGAGAAATGGCGAACGTGAGCAGATACGTGAACATGGACCGTAAGGTCAAGATCCGGGGAAACCGGCGGACGCTCCGCCAGTGGCTTCTGCGGAAGCTCTTCCGTCCGGAAGTTCCGGAAATCTTCTCCGTGGTAAACATGGAGCAGCCGTATTATCCGGCGGGATATAAAAAGTGAGCTCCCGTTGGGAGTACGGGGGCTCACAAGACCATTCGAGGGTATCAAACGATCTAATGGTATTATACCCGGAAACGGGTTAAAAAACAAGGAGGGTATCAACATGGAAAACGGTCTGATTGTTGTGACCCAGTTGCCCGTCATCCAGGAGCAACTGGCAGCGGTGAAGGAAAGCATCATCCAGCGGGTGAACGACGCGGTTGCCCTGGTGTGCACCGAGGACAACTACCGCGACGTGAAGAAGGTCCGTGCGGACCTGAACAAGGAATACACCGAGCTGGAGACCCGGCGGAAGGAAATCAAGGCTGAGATCATGGCTCCGTATGAGGAGTTCGAGAAGGTCTACAAGGACTGCGCCGGAGACCTGTATAAGGACGCGGACCTGAAACTGAAGAAGAAGATTGCCGAAGTTGAGGACGGGCTGAAGAAGCAGAAGGAAGAAAAGCTGATTGCCTACTTCAACGAATACCAGCGGAGCGTTGACGTTCCTTTCGAGCTCGTGGCCTATGAAGACGCTCGGTTCAAGGTGGGCCTGAGTGACAGCCTGACGGCGCTGAAGAAGAACGCGAAGAGCTTCCTGGATCACATCGCGGAGGACATGAAGGCCATTGAGAGCCACGAGGACCGGGACGAGATCCTGACGGAGTACAAGAACGGGTACTGCCTTGCCGCCGCGATGAGCACCGTCGCCGCCCGCCATAAGGCCATTGAGGAAGCAAAGCGCCAGAGGGAAGAAGCGGAAGCCCGCAGACGGCAGCAGGAAGAACAGCAGGCCGCGCTGGCCGCAGCGATTGCCGCGCAGGCGGAAGCGCTGAACGTGGCCCAGGCCGCGCAGGAAGCCGCCCTTGCCGCCCCTCAGGTGGTGGAGAATGTGGAATCCGTTCCGGCGGTCGAGCCCGCTGTAGTGGCTTCTGTGGCCGAGAAAATGTACTCCACGACCTTCAAGGTTTACGGAACCATCGACATGCTGAAGGCCCTGAAGAATTTCCTGAATGAAGGAGGGTATCGCTATGAGCAGCAGTAACGCCATGACCGCCCAGAGACAGCGGTTTTCCGTCGCGATCACGACGGATGCTTACAAGAAACTGATTTCCAATACCTTGCAGGACCCGGCCCGGGCCCGGTCCTTCGTGGCCTCCATTACTTCCGCCGTGGCCGTGAACCCGGCGCTCCAGGAATGCACCCCGCAGACGATCATCGCGGGGGCCCTCCTGGGCGAGAGCCTGAATCTTTCCCCCTCTCCGCAGCTCGGCCAGTATTATCTGGTGCCCTTCAAGGTGAAGGCCCGGAGCGCGGACGGTAAGATCATTTACCAGACAGATGCGACCGGTAAGAAGATCGTGGATGAAAACGGATACCCGGTTGCTGTGACCGTCAACCAGGCGCAGTTTGTCCTTGGCTACAAGGGTTACATTCAGCTCGCGATCCGAAGCGGCCAGTATCAGGACATCGACGTTATGGACATTCGCGAAGGCGAATACATGGGGAAGGATCCCCAGACCGGGAAGCCCCGCTTTCAGTTTGTCGAGGATGACGAAGAGCGGGAAAAACTCCCCGTGGTTGGCTACATGGGATATTTCGAGTACCTGAACGGCTTCCGGAAAGTCATCTACTGGTCGAAGGAAAAGATGCTGGCCCACGCGGACAAATACTCTTCCGCCTTCAGCGCCCAGGCATACCGGGCGATCCAGGAAGGAAAAATCGCAGACAAGGACATGTGGAAGTATTCGTCCCATTGGTATAAGAATTTCGACGACATGGCGAAGAAAACGCTCCTGCGGCATCTCATTTCCCGCTGGGGCGTGATGTCGACGGAGATGCAGCGCGGATACGTGAAGGACAGCAATTTCATTCAGACGGTTGATAACGGAGACTTCGTCAGCATTCCGGAGGATCAGGTGAGCGGGCCGCAGCTGGAGCCCGCACAGGAGGAAGCACCTGCAATCCCCGCTGAACCGGCGGAAAGCGTCAACCTCGCGGACCTGTGATAGATTACGAGGTCCTTTCCACGGGGTCCGGCGGAAACGCGGTGATTATCAATAAGGCTGTATTGGTAGACTGCGGCGTTCCCTATAAGGCCATAGAGCCTTATATCCGGACCCTGAAGCTGGTTCTCCTGACTCATATCCACGGCGATCATTTCAGGGCATCTACGATCCGAAAGATTGCCATGGAGCGGCCATTGGTCCGGTTCGGCATCTGCGAGTGGCTGGCGAAGCCACTCGTGGACGCCGGGGTTCGCGTGAGCCAGATAGACCTGATGCACACGGACGTTTGGTACAACTACTCGCTATGCCACGTGAGCCCGGTGCCTCTGGTCCATGATGTTCCGAACTGCGGATGGAAGATCCATTTCCCGAGATGGGTGGCCGGGGAACCAGGGCCGCAGGGCGTTGGACAGAAGCTCATCTACGCCACCGATACGAACAACCTGAACGGGATCGTGGCGAAGGACTATGACCTGTACATGATCGAGGCGAATTACGGCGATGAGGAAATCCGGCAGCGGATTAATGATAAAGAAGCCGCCGGACAGTATGTCTACGAGAAACGGGTCCTGAAGACGCATTTGAGCCAGGAAAAATGCAATGACTGGATATACCAGAACGCGGGCGACCACAGCGAGATTCTGTATCTCCACGGGCACAGGGAGGAAAGCGGCGATGATGATAGGGAAGCTGAGGGACTTGACCAGGGGGCTTGACGGCCACCAGATTGTTTCCATCACCATCAATTCCGACTTCAGCGAGGAATACGATGATCTGAAGGATAAGCCCATCACCGTTGATATTAAACAGTACAGAAAAGGCAGAAGCCTCCCGGCAAACGCATACGCATGGGTGCTGATCAACAAGATTGCAAAGAAGCTTCAGGAGAAGGAACCGAAGAACGGATGGACGCCGCTTGAGGTTTACAGAAACGCGGTGAAGGATGTTGCGAGTGCCTGCACGATTCATTATTTACCGAATGATCAGGTTGACAGGTTTGTAGATGACTGGATTCATTCCGGCGACGGATTCCAGGTTGAACTTTTTCCGAGCCAGGTGGAAGGATGGAGCTGCGGAAGGTTCTGGAAGGGATCACACATGTTCGACACCATGGAAATGTCAACGCTTATAAGCATTCTTATCCAGGAAGCAGAACAGCAGGGCATTCCGACTCTTTCAGACGATGAAGTAAAGAAAATGCTGGGATCATGGCGGAAGGGAGGGAAAAAGGGTGAATGAGCAAAAGCATCATGCAGAAAGAAAAGGTCTGCTATCTGTGCCCCAGGACCTACGGACTGGAAGAACATCACGTGCTCGCGGGCATTGCCAACAGGCGGCTGTCCGAGAAGTACGGCCTGAAGGTGTGGCTCTGCCATGAGCACCACACCGGAAGGAACGGGGCACAGTACGACGCGGACCTGAACCGGCTGCTCAAGCGGCAGGCCCAGAGATCCTTTGAGGCCATCCACGGGCGGGAGCTCTGGATGAAGACGTTTGGGAGAAATTACTTGTAGGAGGAACGAAAAAAATGCCAGACCGACTGTTAAGTGGTTCGATCAAGCGCTCAAGCGAGATTGATTCATTGAGTTGGTTCCAAGAGGTGTGTTTTTATCGCCTCATGGTAACGGTAGATGACCATGGTTGCTACTATGCAGACCCACAGATTATCAAAAGTGACTTATTTCCACGCAAAGAAGACCTCACGAAAGCGGCAGTTGCGGATGCTCTGGAAAAACTGGAAGACATTGGACTGATTGAACGATACGAAGTGAATGGTCAGAAATATCTTCATATGAAGACCTGGGAGAAGCATCAGAGAATACGCAACAAAACAAAACACTTTCCAGACCCGCCGCAGATTGCGGCGAATTGCGGCGAATTGCAGCGGATTGCCGCAGATTGCGGCCCTCGTGCGCGCGCGCAGAATCCAAGAATCCAAGAATCCAAGAATCCAAGAATCCAAGAATCCGAATCCGAAAAGGGCGGGTTCATCGGCGGCGGAGACGCGACGGAAATCCTTCGAGATCATGACACGATCATCAGCGCTGCAGAAAGCGCGGGCTTTCCGAGAAATGACGCAACGAGAAAGGTATTGATTGACCTGTATTCGATCCATGGACGAGAAAAGATGCTGAATGCCATTGATCAATGCGTCAACTACAGCGTATTCTCCATTGCTTACCTGAAAGGCGTTCTGAAGGGCGAACCGAAAAAGGCGAGGGCAGGGAAAACGGTCTCTGCACAGCAGTATTCGCAGCGCGACTACAGCAACGAAGATGATGACGCTTTCCGGCGGATGATGATTGACGCGACCAAACTTGAAGAGGAGAAGGAAAAGGAAGGTGCCACGGCATGAAAAGAGACATGATCCGGTTAGCCATCCTGGTGGCCCTTCTGGCGGCGATTATCATTCCGGTCCTCAGCGTGTTCAGCTACGCGACGGCAGAAGATATCTGGATCCTGTGCCATCCTGACAGCTTCGTTTGCCTGCGGGACGAGCCCAGGAAGACGGCGAACGACTTTGGCGGCGCCACGTGCGGCACAAGGATGGAGACCGACGGGAAGATGAAGGGCGGCTACCTGTACGTCACAGGGCTGGCAGCGGAAGCCGAATCCGGATGGGTGAGCACGAAGTACGTAGTACACAGCGAGCCCTACGCGGTTGACGAAGACATGGTGGTCCATGCGGAT